AGTTGAACCCAAGAAAGGCGTAGAACCCTTCTATGGGATCGTCAGTGTCAAGGACTGGATCACTGCCCCGGATTGCAGGACTTATCTGGCCTTTGCGGGCCTAATAAGCATTGTGGAGGACAAGGAACTTGTCGGCTTCCGTGTCTCAGGGCATGTGTCTGACAACTGGTGCGTGGTGATTTCTGGAGAGACAGAGACCATATATGTGCTGGGGTGCCAGATCAAAGCGTTTGCGAAATCAGATCCAAGCAGAATCACTTTCATACCTTTATCTGCAAATGTCTATGCATGCCAGTGAATCAGTGACCCATCAGTGACGAATGGCTAACGAGAAGAACCTGAAACCGTGGCCGAAAGGCAGGTCCGGGAACCCAAGCGGCAGGCCCAAGAAGGCCGAGACGCTGAAGCAGCTGGGCGAGCTGATCCGCGCCTACCAGAACGAGACGGACGCCTCCGGCAAGTCCCGCTGGCTGAAGCAGATCCAGAAGCTGGCGAGGACGGAGCGTGGCATCAAGCTGCTCTGGGAGTACAGCGTCGGCAAGGTTCCGGACGTGATCCAGGGCACGGGCAAGGACGGGGCACTGCTCATGGAGATCATCCAGAAGAAGACCGGCGTGGACACGAGCAAGATATGAACTACCAGGTGATCAGCGACCCCTCCGCCATCGTGACCGACTACTCGCCGCGCGGGGGCTGCGCCGACTTCATCTACTCCCACGACCCCGAGGTGATCGCGGTCGGACCTTCGGAGACCGGCAAGACGCTGGCGGCCATGTGGAAGGTGCACCTGCTGGCGATGAAGTATCCGGGGCTGAACGGGGCCATCGTGCGCAAGACCCAGAAGTCCGTCTACGGCTCGGTGCTGCAGACGCTCGGGCGCGTGATCAAGGACGCGCCGGTCGAGATCTACGGCGGCGAGAAGCCGGAGAAGTACCTGTACCCGAACACTTCCGTGATCTGGGTCGGCGGCATGGACAACCCCGACAAGATCCTCTCGACCGAGCGGGATTTCATCTACGTCAACCAGGCCGAGGAACTGACCCTGGACGACTGGGAGAAGCTGACGACGCGCACCACCGGCCGCGGCGCCGTGATGCCCTATACCCAGGCCTTCGGGGACTGCAATCCCGCGGGCTCGAAGCACTGGATACGGGAGCGGGCGGCCGCCGGCAAGTTGCGTCTCATTCCCACGACGCACCGGGACAACCCCACGATCTACAGCGCCGACGGCAAGCTCACGGAGCACGGCAGGCGCGTGATGGAGACGCTCGGGAACCTGACGGGCGTGCGCAGGAAGCGGCTGTACGAGGGCGTCTGGGCCACGGCGGAAGGAGCGGTCTATGACACGTTCGACGCCTCGGTCCATGTCAGAGCGCGAGCGGATAAGGAATTTAAGACCTGGGGACTGGCGATTGACGCCGGATACACTCATCCAGCTGTCATCCTGCTCGTTGGAATTGACGGCGACGGCCGGTGGCATATCGCGCGGGAGTTCTACGAGCGCGGCGAGCTCCAGGAGGAAGTGGTCAAGGTCGCCCGTGCCTGGTATCTGGAAAAGGGCTGCTACGTGGTGGCGGTCGATGAGGCGGCGGCGGGGCTGATCGCGGACCTGCGCAACAGCGGCGTCTCAGCCACGCCCGCAAAAGGCAAGGTCTTCGCCGGCATCATGGCGGTCCAGGACCGGCTGAAGGTGCAGGGCGACAAGCTGCCGCGCCTCACTGTGGACCCGTCCTGCACGAACACCATCAACGAGTTCGAGAGCTATGTCTGGAAGCCGGAGAAGGACGAGCCGGTGAAGGAGAACGATCACGCGATGGACGCCATCCGCTACTTCCACGATGCGACCGGCGTGGGATCGGGGATATATATATGACCGAACCGCTGCTGTACGGCATCTGGATCCCCGGCAAGGGCTGGAAGAAGGGCACGCTGGGCAAGCCCATCGCCTTCGAGAGCCGGCTGCTGGCGGACGATACCGCGCTGCGGCTCGGCCAGCACGCAAGGGCCGAGTTCATCGACGAGTCCCTGATGGACCTGGAGCACGACCTGCTTGTGGCGGAAGCGCAGGCAAAGGAAAACAACCTATGGCATACCTTGACGAACTTATTGCGCGGCAAGCGCAGCTAGACGCCAACCTGCTCGGCTCGAACCTGGGAGGCCCGCGGGGCGCCGCCTATTCGATGTTCCAGCCCGAGTACAACGTGGCGACGCCGCAGTACGTGAGCCCGTCGCCCTACTCCCTGGCGCAGGCCGGCTACCGCCTGAACGACATCATCTATGCCCTGATCCAGAAGCGCCGCAAGACGATGGCGAACAAGTCCGTGTACCTGGAGGTGAACGACATCTCCGGCGAGCACCCGGAGGCCATCGACGACCACCCGCTGAAGCGGTTCATGCGCCGGCCGAACCCCTACCTCTCCGGCCGCAGCTGGCTCTCGATCACGGAACTGATCACGACCATCTCCGGGGCCTGCATCTGGGAGAAGGAGCGCGACATCCTCGGCCGCGTCATCGCCCTGTGGCCGATGCGCCCGGACTGGTGCTCGTACATGGCCGGCCAGGGCAAGCCCATCCGGGCGGTCCGCTACCAGCCCTACGGCATGGCGCCCCGCGACATCGCCGCCGAGGACCTCGTGATCATCGGCATCTTCGGCGACAACTTCGACCCGCTGTACCCGATGCTGAAGCCGCTGTCGCCGCTGGCGGTGGCGCTGCGGGAGATCGGCATCGACAACGACGCCACCGACTTCCTGAAGGTGTTCTTCCAGGAAGGGGCGCAGTTCTCGGCCCAGATCGTGAGCCCCAACTCCATCCCGGACCAGGAGGCGGAGCGGCTGCAGTCCCGCATCGCGCAGTTCCACGGCGGCGCCCGCAACTGGGCGAGGATCCTCGTGCTCTCGAACGGCGCCGAGCTCAAGCCCAACCAGTTCAGCTTCAAGGACATGGCGTTCCCGGAGCTGGACGACCGCACCGTGGCGCGCCTGTGCACGCTGCTGGACGTGCCGCCCATCCTGATCGGGGCCAAGGTCGGGCTGTCCGTGACCTACAAGAACTACGAGGAGAGCCACAAGGGCTTCATGCGCGAGTTCGCGGTGCCGGAGTGGCAGTACTTCGCCGACGAGCTCTCGATCCAGCTCCTGCCCGAGTTCGAGAGCGACATCGAGAACAAGGAATGCGACTTCGACACCTCCAAGGTGGAGGCGCTGCAGGAGGACCGGCAGGTCACGTCCACCATCGCCTTCAACGGCGCCCGTGCCAACGTCCTCAGCCGCAACCAGGCGCTGGAGGAGGTCGGCAAGGACCCGGTGGACTTCGACGAGAACGGCGAGCCGGTCCACGTCTATGTCGGCGTCAACGTCCGCGAGGTGCTTGGCCAGGGCACGGACGTGCTCGGCTCCCAGGCCATGACGCCGCTGGAGAACACGAGCGACGAGGGCCAGGACCTCCCCGGCACGGACCTCTCTGGGACGCCAAAGGGCCAGGCGACCGCGGCCAACCCGACGCCCGACAGCGAGGCCGCAGCGGAGGCGAAGAAGTTCACGACCTTCGCCAAGAAGCGCATCAAGGAGGGCAAGGCCGCAGAGATCGCCTCCTACGAGTTCAAGCACCTGCCGGCGGCCAAGCAGCAGGAGCTGATCGCACGCTACACCGCGCCCACGCTGATCAGGCTGGCGCAGAAAGTGTTGGACAATGCCTGAGCCCAGCGTCATCCTCATCGCCATTGTGATCGTGGTGCTAATGTACCTGGCGTACTGGCTGGCCGTGGAGTGGTTCGAGAGGCACTGATGCTGGACGCCAAGGCCCTGATCCGCACCATCTTCGAATACTGCGAGGACCACGGCATCCCGCTGCCGCTGCCGCTGCTTTCCGACGCCTACAAGAAGAAGGCGGCCGGCGGCCGGCGCAAGTACCGGGCCTCCATCGCCGCGGCCGTGACCTCGCTTTACGACGGCGACAGCGACCAGGCCGAGTTCATCCAGGAGATGGACGCGCTGATCCAGGCGCAGTTCGAGGCGGCCTGGGCCCTGGGCGCGCAGTCCAACGACAAGCCCGAGGACCAGGACCAGGGCGAGCGCGACTGGCTGATCAAGCAGGAGCAGGAGCACGTGAACGGCTTCGCCTCGGACGTGATCGCGGCGGCAGGGCTGGGCCTGGGAGCGGCAGCGCTCGGCGCCCTGCTCCAGCGCGCCGACCTCTGGGCATCCATGTTCGACAGCATCGAGAGCCAGGCCAGGATCTACACCGCCGACGACGACAAGCGCTTCGTCTGGCAGCGCGGGGACACGGAGGACGGCTGCGATACCTGCCTGACGCTGGACGGCGTGGTGGCGACGGCCGCGGACTGGCGGGACCTGCGTGCCCGAGGCATATACCCGCACAGCCGGGAGCTGGCCTGCCACGGATACAACTGCGACTGCTCGATGGAAGAGACGGACGAGGACCTGACGGAAGGCGGGATACCCCTGTGAGCGAGGAGCCGCATATTCAGCTGGACTGGCAGGTGCTCTTCGCGCTCAACATCGCCCTGGGCGTGTTCGTGGCGAAGTACTACACCATGTTCTACCTGGCCGAGAAGCAGAACTCGGACCGCTGCCCCACGAAGCTGGAGGCGGCCCTGTTCATCCTGAACTCGAGGGACGTGCTGCATGTTCCGTAGCTTCGTCTCAGGCGCTGACGAGCTGGTGGCCGCGCTCAAGGCCGCGCCCAGCGGCTACAAGACCAGCGTCCTGCGGGACGTCGCCACATACCTGATCAACAACGGCCTCAACGTCTACCCCGAGTACAACTACGTCAGCCGGCAGGAGGCCTACGGCCAGACCTTCTTCTCCCCCGCGCAGCGCCGCTGGTTCTGGGCCAACGGCGGACCCGACATGATCGGGGACCACCGCACCGGCGGCCAGGCCAGCTGGAAGGCCACGACGATGACGAGCGACTACGCCGTGATCTCGAACTCCGCCTCCGGCATCCAGTACACCCAGAGCGTCCAGGCCCAGGCGGCGCAGCCGCGCATGGTGGGCTGGTACACCGTCATCCAGAACGTGATGCTGCACCTCTCCGAGGCCGTCTCCTACGCCCAGGCGAACCTTGCCGGCAAGCTCCTGGGGTAGCGATAAAAACCAAATGCGCCCGGGGACCAACCGAGCGCACAGGCGATGCGGCACAGACGACATGGAGAAGATGTCGAATGCGTCAATACTATTATACGACGAATAATTTGAAATGGCGGGGGTAGGTAGCAAAAAACCCCTATGCAGTTTCGGGGGCTGATGGCACAATCCTGACAACCGAATAGCAGTTTACGGATCACTGGTTCGGATTGCTGGAAACAGCAGGACCGGCGGTAACTGTGAATAACCCTGAAAGGGTTGTTTGCATTTACCGCCGGTCGCCGTTTAAGGAGCACATGCCATTCTCGATCTCCTCTGACAGCTCGGGCGGCTTCTGGGTCACGAACACCGCGACCGGCAAGCGCAAGAACAAGCGGCCGCTCACCAAGAAGCAGGCCCTTGCCTACCAGAGGGCGTTGTACGCCAATGTTCCCGATGTAGGACCCGGGAAACATTTTGGAGGAACGATGACGAACCAATTGAAGCATGGCGGCAACTTCAGCGCCAAGGACATGGACCACCTGCAGGCCATCCACGACCACGCCCACGACCTGGGCGCGAAGCACGACGGCGAGGAAGCGCCGGCCGAAAAGCACGGCAACTTCTCCGCCCCGCAGAAGCAGGACAAGATCCAGGCCATGCACGACCATTCCACGGAGCTGGGCGCGGACTGCGCAGCCGCCGACGGCATGGGCTCAAAGCGCCTGAAGCTGACGCCCAAGGCCATGAAGTACATGATGGACATGGGCGCGGACCAGTACGCGCAGCAGGAGGCCTGGGACGTGGCCGACGCCTGCCAGGCGCTGATCCAGATCGCGATGCTTGTCCAGGGTGAGATCGAGGAGCCCGATGACCTGAAGATGCTGCAAGCCATCGGCGACCAGCTGATCGAGTTCATCAAGGGCGAGTGGGGCGAGGTCTTCGGCGCCGCCGCCCAGGATGACGAGGAGAACGGCGAGACCGGAGCGACCATCTTCGCCCAGGCCAAGGCGCTCTACGCCAAGGCGCCGGCGAAGGACGGTCCGGACAGCGACTACCTGGTGGTCGACAAGGACGGCCAGCACCTGAGGGTCAAGAAGAACGGCACGCCCGATCACGGCCTGATGGGCGGGGCCTGGGCGGCATTGCACGGCGGCTACCGCGGCAACAAGTACGAGGGCTCCGGCAAGGAAGAGGCCCTGGCGAAGCTGAAGCGGCTCTACGCCTCCGAGAAGATGGACACGCCCGGCGAAAAGGGCCTGGACCTCTCGTACATCAAGGCGCTGGGCGTGCTGATCCCGGACAGCATGTGCGCGGTGAAGTTCACGGGCCGGGACGAGATCACGTTCCCGACCTTCATCTGGGGCAGCCCGGACAAGCTCGACATCGAGGCGGATTTCTTCACCAGGCCCGGCGGCGCCAAGGGCACCGATTTCTTCGACGCCGTGTACGGCAAGTCGCCGCGGCCGCTGACGTGGGACCACGGCCAGGACCAGCTCTTCAAGGATCCGTCCCCGGTCGTGGGCAAGATGGTGGACTGGAAGGACGATGAGATCGCGCGCTGGGCCACGGCGGTCCTGAGCCGCGACAAGCTCTATCGCAAATACCTGGACGGCCTGATCGAGGAAAAGGCGCTGGGCGCCTCCTCGGACAGTGCGCCGCAGTACGTGGTGCGTGAGAAAGCAGGGAAGGGCAATTGGATCAAGCAGTGGCCGTGGATCGCGACGGCCCTGACGCCGATGCCCGCGGAGCCGAGGATGAAGGACTTCACCCCTGAATTTTTGAAGTCGTGGGGCCTGGCACTGCCGGATGCGTCCGAAGGGGCGCGGCAGGCGCAGCTGCTCCAGCTTCGTGAGAAAGAACTGCGAATCAAGTCACTCATTGGCAGGGAATGACCCTGCCCTATAGGAGGCTATAAAATGCCTACCCAAACCCAATCACAGAAGGACTACGCCGAGACGCTGGAAGCGGTCGATGCGCTGAAGAAGGATAACGGCGGCGACATCTCCAAGTTCTCGGACGTAGCCATGAAGTCCTACACCGACCTCCTGGACAAGGCTGATGCGCTGTACCAGAAGGTGCTGGCGGAGGACAAGGAAGCGAAGCTCCGGGAAGCGGCCAGCGGTTCCGCCGGTTCCTACGTCAAGGCTTCGTTCCTCGGCAACGAGGTCCCCGGCAAAGGCGAGTTCCCCGGCCTGTCCGCGGATCCCCGCACCGGCGAACTGTATGCGCTGGACGGCGCGTACAAGAGCATGGCCGAGGACAAGATCAAGCAGCTCAAGAGCGGCGAGTACAAGGACGCCTTCGACAGCTACCTTCGCACCACCCTGCTGGGCGGGCGCATCGACGCCAAGACGCAGACGACCCTGAACAACGGCTCGGAGCACGTGCTGGAGGCCAAGAAGGGCGCCAACATGAAGATCCTGGCCGAGGGCACCGACACCGGAGGCGCCTACTGGCTGCCGCCCGACTTCCGGCCCGATCTCATCAAGAAGGAGATCGTGATGTCCACGGTGCGGCCGGACGCGAAAGTGTACACGACCGGCACCGACCACATCACCTTCCCGGCCGTTTCCTACAACGGCTCCACGGTGGACGACACCTACGCCCAGCTGTTCTCGGCAGGCACGCGCCTGTCATGGCGCAACAGCGCGGGCTCGACCTCGGACTTCTCCGAGGCCACCAACCCGATCGCCGGGCAGGTCAACATCCCCGCGCAGCTCGCAACCTGCGCGGTCATCCTGATGCGCGAGATGGTCGAGGACAACTCGTTCGACATCCTCGGCTACATCTCAGAGATCGGCGGCGAAGCCTTCGCCCTGGGCGAGGAATACGCCTACACGGTCGGCTCGGGTGCCGGGCAGCCGCAGGGCTTCACGACCCACCCCTCCTTCGGCATCAGCTACTCCACCTATGCCACGGTGGCAGGCTCGACGTATTGGGGCGGCAAGGTCACGATGGCCTCCACGACCGTCGTGTGGGGCGCGGCCGGATCAATGGGTTCCACCACGACCACCACGGGCCTGTTCGGCATGGAGGCGATCCTGCCTCCGCAGTACGAGGCCAACGCCAAGTGGTACGCGTCCAAGTTCACGTACTCGGGGATCAAGGGTATCAACTCCGGCACGGCGACGATGCCGCAGTGGGGTTTCGGCACCAACTGGCCGAACTACAGCGAGAAGCTGGACAACCAGCCCCTCCTGGGCTACCCGATCCGGAAGAACATGTTCGTGCCTTCCGTGACCAACGCCACCACTTTCATCTACCTGGGCGACATGCAGGGCTACTACATCGTCGACCGCGTGGGCATCTCGGTCGAGGTCTTCCGGGAAGTGTACGGCCTGCGCGACCAGGTCGTGGTCTACATGCGCAAGCGCACCGGGG